CTCCCGTGACCTCAAGGTAGAGGGCACCGCTGCCTCCTACTTCAAGACCAGCGGTTGAGCCAGTGTGGGGGGTTGATCCCCCCCTATACCCCCTACCCTTAACTAAAAACGCTGGGTCCCTCCAATCTATAAAAGTATGCGTCCACGAGGTCTTTATAAGACTCTGTGTCTACGCCACAGACCTCTAAGGTTTTCCGTGGCCCTCAAAGGGGTTTTCAAATCCATCCAAAAGAAAAAATTTCCGTGGGCCACAAAGACCCCCTGAGGTCGCATATAATTACTCCGTGAGCCGCAAAGGAATGATGAGCAGCGAAGCGTCGAAGGACTTAATTTTTCATGTCTACAAGGATAACGAAGTAAAAGCGCATAACCTGACAGTAGAAGAACTAGAAACTCTCATTCACTCCAAGCAAGTAAAACTTGGAGAGGATGAGATTTTACCGTTAGAACTGTCAAAAAACACTGAAGGCTCGTATTGACAAAGAGCCTATATACAGGGTATGATTTCATTAAACCACTGAGAATTTTTCATGGCAAAAGGATTTAAAGTACAGGCAGCGACTCCAACTGCGCCTGTTGACGATTTTGATATTGAAGCATGTAAAGAACATATTCGTGGTAAGAAGATTGTCTTTTGTCTTCCAGGACGCGGATGTTCTTATACATTCTTGAAGAGTTTTGTACAACTGTGTTTTGATTTGGTGCAGTGTGGTGCAGCGATTCAGATCTCACAGGATTATAGTTCCATGGTGAACTTTGCACGTTGTAAGGTTCTTGGAGCCAACGTGTTGCGTGGTAAACATCAGATTCCTTGGGATGGGAAACTCGAATACGATTATCAGTTGTGGATTGACAATGACATCGTTTTCAACACTGAAAGTTTCTTCAGACTCTATCAGTTGGGGATGGAGAAAGAGATCGCAGCGGGTTGGTACGCCACTGAAGATGGTCACACGACTTCCGTTGCACACTGGCTTGACGAAGAATCCTTCAAAGCCAACCGTGGTGTGATGAACCACGAAACCGTTGAGACCATCTCGAAGAAACGCAAACCATTCACTGTGGACTACACAGGTTTTGGTTGGGTACTGATTCAAAAAGGTGTCTTTGAGAATCTTGAGTATCCTTGGTTTGCACCTCAAATGCAAGTCTTCGAGTCTGGTGAGGTTCAGGACATGTGTGGTGAGGATGTCAGTTTCTGTCTCGATGCAAAGAAAGCAGGCTTAGAGATCTGGTGTGATCCTCGTATCCGTGTGGGGCATGAAAAAACTCGCGTCATCTGAGGGAGTTTTTAGAGTTTGTGTCGAAGGGCGCGTAGTCTTCTCGGGTAATGAAGATGAAGCCCTTGACATGATCCAAGACCTCTCTGTACAATACTTTGAAACGGGTTCACCTGATCCGTCCACCATCACTTTAGAAAAAATTCCTGAGAATGGCTAAACTAAAAGCATCCCTAACAGGGAAAACGATTATTGAGTCAAAACCAAAGAATACTCGACAGGGTTGCGGTCAACACACTAAATATGCCGCAACTTCACGAAACAAAGCACGTAAGCGTTACCGAGGTCAAGGAAAATGAGTTATAACATCGAACTTCGCACTCCAGAAGGAACCGTAAACATCACCTGTGATGAAGACACCTATATCCTCGATGCAGCAGACGAACAAGGAGTTGATCTTCCATATAGTTGCCGTGCTGGTGCATGTTCTTCTTGCGCCGGTAAGGTTCTTGAAGGAACTTTGGATAATGAGGATCAAACCTTCCTTGATGACGAACAAATGGAAGCCGGTTACGCACTCCTTTGCGTGGCTTATCCAACTAGTGATCTTGTCATTCAAACGGATGTTGAAGAGGAACTCTAATGCAACTAGTCGTCAATCTCCCTCCTCAGAAAGTCTGGGTTCGTAAAGAATACCTCAGAGACCTTCAGGATGGTCATGGCGAGTTTGTAGAAGGCGTCTGGGTGTCGGCTAAGTCGATACCTGGGCGCGCATTTTATTTTGAGACATACTTGCCTGAATATGCAGCAATGTATGATAAACTCCCTATCAGTGCATTTGTGTCCCGTCCAGAGACGCCTGACCCCGATCTAGACCTTCCTAACCTACAGTTCTGGAACTGTATGGACTATGGTGTCAGATGTATTGAGAAACAGTTCATTGGATCCATGGACTTTGAGTTGAGAACTCGCAACTATGGATCAATGAAAGGTGAATATTTGTTTACATTGGATAATTTTCATCCTGATGTGGACATAACTAACTGTAACGTGAGTGAAATTCCAGACGAACACAAGTCTCATAACTGTATTGAGCTTGAAAATGGTCAATTTGCACTCTATCCAAACAACAGGATGCGTATTTTTGACCTCTCAATCACTCCAGAGGAACCAAAAATCCCCGATTTCAAGGTTTCTACCAAATATTACCAGGTTGAGAACGGTGTAAGATGGGGTAGATTGGGTGATACGGACGAATATTTCTGGAAAACACCTGAAGAAGGGATAGAAACCCCTTAAAAAGTTCTGTTCTTCCTTACAAAGACAGAAAATGGCACAAAATCCAGTGGACTTAGGTCAAGATTTTATCAAAAGTGGGATGAGATTGATCACTCATCCTTCTTCTGATGTACTTTTAGACAAAGCTAAAAAGAAAAAGTATGGAGTCCCTGAAGATAGGATGTCAAGACCATGCGGAGGCCCTGGTGGTTTTGATGACTTCGTTGAACGTTGGCATGAATAGTATAAATATAGCAGAAAAATTGTATCGTTAGATGCCTGTCGTTCGCACATCACGTCGATTTAAAGACATTTCGTTGTCTTTTAGAAGGCATCCTGTAACTAATGATGTGGTTGCGATCACCAACGAGGATGCAATTAAGAGATCTGTCCGAAATCTTGTCGAAACGATCAATACTGAGAGACCATTTAACTCATTAATTGGTTCCGAAGTTCGAAATAGTATTTTCGAACCCGCTGATCGTGATATTTTGACAAGATTAGAGGTTGAAATTGAGACTTCTATCAAAAATTTTGAGCCAAGAGTGAGTTTAAGATCGGTTTTGGCGTCTCATCCACCCGATACTAATGAAATTACGGTAGAAATCACTTACGATATTATTGGATTACCATTGCCGACACAAGAAGTCACATTCATTCTTCAACCAACTAGAGAATAATGGCGTTCACCCAATATACAAACCTCGATTTTGAACAAATTAAAGCGTCGTTGCGCGAATATTTGAGGTCAAACTCAAATTTTACTGATTTTGACTTTGAGGGATCAAACTTATCTATTCTTATCGACACCTTAGCGTATAATTCGTACATTACGAACTATAATGCTAATATGGTTGCAAATGAAGCGTTTATTGATAGCGCTACTTTGCGTGAAAATGTAACTGCATTAGCTAGAAATATTGGTTATGTGCCTTCTTCAAGAAGAGCTTCAACCGCAAATGTGAGTTTTTTCGTTAATTTGGGTACTGGCACTAGTAAGTCTAGTATAACCCTCAAGGCGGGTCTTGTGGCCATCGGAGACTTTGCAAATACGAACTATACCTTTGCAATTTCTGAAGATGTAACTTCTCCCGTTGTTGATGGAATCGCATCTTTCACTGTTGATATCAAACAGGGTACATACCTGACAAAAGAATTCATCGTAGACGCCTCACAGTCTAATCAAAGGTTTATTCTTCCAAACCCATTTGTTGATACTTCAACCCTTGTAGTAAAGGTAAAAGACACGGCATCTTCTTCCACCGAAAAAGTCTATTCTCAAGTTGATAATATTGTTGGTATCAAAACTACATCCGAAGTATTCCTGATTCAGGAAGTTCAGGATGAAAAATATGAATTGTTGTTCGGTGATGGTGTAATTGGTAAGAAGTTATCTTCCAGTAATGTTGTTAAATCTTCTTATATTGTTTGTGATGGTCCAAATGGTAATGGTGTAGCTAACTTTGCTTTTGCTGGTAAGTTAGTTGACAATGATGGCGCATTGATTACTACTGGAATTTCGGAAATCACCACAAATCAACCATCAAGAAATGGCGCGGAGATTGAAAACATTAGTACGATCAAGAATTTAGCGCCTAGAGTTTATGCGTCTCAGTATCGTGCAGTTACCGCAAATGATTATGAGGCTATTATTCCTACAATTTACTCAAATGCAGAAAGTGTAACTGCATATGGCGGTGAAGAATCAACACCACCTCAGTTTGGTAAGGTATTTGTCTCTATTAAACCCAAAATGGGTCAGTTTGTCTCTGATTTTGATAAAAGACAAATTTTACAGAAACTAAAGGGTTATTCTGTAGCTGGAATTAGACCAGAACTGATTGATCTTAAGTACTTGTTTGTTGAACTTGACAGTACGGTCTATTATAATTCAAATATGACCGCCAGTACATCTGACTTAAAAACAAAACTTACGAATTCTCTAAACACTTATTCAAATTCCTCAGATTTGAACAAATTTGGTGGTAGGTTCAAGTATAGTAAGGCTCAAAAAATTATTGATGATACAGATACTGCAATCACATCAAATATTACGAAAGTAATCATTCGTAGAAATCTTGAAGCAGACACTGCAAACTTTGCTCAGTATGAATTGTGTTATGGTAACAGGTTCCACAATCGTAGAGAAGGTTATAATATTAAATCTACTGGATTTACGGTAGATGGAATTAGAGGAACCTTGTACATTGCTGATGCATATATTAGTGAGACAAGAGGTCGTATCTTCCTATTCAGAATGAGTTCAACTGGTGGTGTTGAAGTTGTAAGAAACAATATTGGAACTGTTAGATATGACACTGGTGAAATCCTTATAGATACAATAAGGATTTTGTCAACAGTTAAAGATAACAATGTGATTGAAGTTCAAGCCATTCCTGAATCTAACGATATCATCGGTTTGAGAGATCTCTATGTTCAACTTTCTGTTGCCAATAGTACCATTAGTACAGTTGAAGACTTAATTTCTACAGGTGCTGATACCTCAGGTACTAGGTTCATCTCCACTTCTAGCTTCTCCAACGGAAAATATATTAGACAATAATGATCGACACCGCTTCCAAGAAAGTCCAGATCAATCAGATCGTTAGAAGTCAATTACCTTCTTTTGTACAAGAAGAAAGTCCACTATTCATTGATTTCTTAAAACAATACTACCTTGCACAAGAATATCAAGGTGGTCCAATTGATATCATTACAAATTTAAATGAGTATCAAAAAGTAGAGACTTTTAGTGGTAACGACAATCTTGTCGGGTTTACTACATGTACTAGTGCGGTAAGTTCTTATACCGACACCATTAATGTAGTATCTACGACTGGATGGCCAGAAAAATATGGTCTCCTGAAAATTGGTAATGAGATTATCACATATACAGGGAAAACTGCGACCTCATTTACTGGATGTGTTCGTGGATTTAGTGGTGTAGAGAGTTTACATAAATCAAATCAACCAGAAAGTCTGGTATTCACAAGTTCTGACGCATCTGATCACATTACGTCAGCTAGGGTTCAAAATCTCAGCAATCTTTTTCTGCAAGAGTTTTGGAAGAAGACAAAAGAACAGTTTCTGCCTGGATTTGAGGATAGAACCCTCGATAATGCAGTAGACAAAGCTAATTTCTTACGTCAGGCTAAAGATTTTTACGCTTCGAAGGGAACGGATGAAGCCGTAAAAATTCTTTTCAACGTTCTCTACAATGAGAGATCGGAAGTTATTAAACCAATTGAATATTTGATTGCACCATCTGATGCAGACTATCTAGTAACTGATGATTTAATTGTAGAAGCCATCAGTGGTGATCCAACAAAGGTTATTGGACAGACCTTGTATCAAACTGATAACGAAGGAGTAACTGGGTCGATATTTAATATTCAGAGACAACAGAGAAATAATAAAGAGTATTATCTCATTAGTTTAAGTAAGGGATCTGAAGTTGGTGAGTTTGTTGTAACTGGTTCTTCTACTTTATTGAAAAATGTAGCCATTGGCGCAACGGTGGTGACCGTAGATTCAACCCTTGGTTTTGGAAACACGGGATCACTGTACGTTGGTGCTGGTCAAACGGTAGGGATTGCTACCTATACAAGTAAATCTTCAAATCAGTTCTTTGGTGTAACAGGTATCACATCTTCTTACTCTGATGGGGAATTTGTAAGAGGATTGAGAACCGTATATGCATTTGAAGATGGTGATTCCACAAAACCAGTCTACTTTAGACTAACGTCGGTTGTTTCTGGTGTTGATCTGGACGACGTTGGTTATCTGCGTTCAAATGATGTTATTGTACCAAAAAAACTAGGTAATGTATCATCATCTAATAACTATAGACTGAATTCTTGGTTACACAACTTAAAAACCAAAACTAAAGTTGCAAAAAGAGTTGATACTAACAAATCGGTTATTAACACAGTAACTAACAACGTTACTACTGTTAGCCCACACCTTCTTCAGTTGGAGGATTCGGTAACTCTTATTGATGAGAGTTCTGCAATTCCATCAAATGTTGAGGGAACAGTAAGTCAAGTTATTAGTTCACTTGAATTTAAAATTAATATAACCTCTGGTTCTATTAATACATCTAAAACATATAGTGTAAGAAGAAATCTAAATTTTGCTTCTAGTAATTCATCATCAAATAGTGTATCTGCATTTTTATCAAATGTTCAAAACACGTACTCCCATGTTGATGGACAAAAGTTCTATGTAACTTCTGGCTCTTTGCCATCGTATAGAATTTATGCAACTAATAGAAGAAAAACCTTCCAATCAAGTGATGTAAGTGGAACTACTATTGGTATTGTTAATCATGGATTCTACAATGGAGATTTGATTAAGTATTCTTCCGAAACTAGTGCGATTGGTGGACTGATATCAGGAACCACTTATGTTGTAACTAGAATTGATACAGATACGATTTCTCTTTCGAATAGTTCTTCTGATGCATCTTTCAAGAGATTTATCAGTCTTACTGCAGCTGGCACAACCCATTACATCCTTCCACTAGAACTTTCTAATACAAAACTACAATATCAAAATTTCTTAAGAGAGTTCCCTGTAACACCAGAACTTAAAGAATTTGATAAACCCCTTAAAAATGAAAATATTGGAATGTTCAACAATGGTGTTGAAATTCTTTCAAATAGATCTGGAGATTCGATCTATTACGGATCAGTGGAGAATATCGATGTTGAAAATGGTGGATCTGGATATGATGTAAACAATCCACCAAACATTCACATTAGTGATACGGTTGGTTCTGGAGCAACTGCATATGCAGTTGTTGAAAATGGAACTTTCAAGTCTATTGAGTTGCTTTATGGTGGATATGATATTAAAAGAGTTCCCTCTGTAAAAATTACTGGTGGTAATGGTTCTGGTGCAACAGCCTCTGCAAGACTTAGACCACAGAGAAACACAAAAACATTTAATGCAGATATTGATGTTAATACCTCTGGTAATCAAATTATATTCCGATCAAATCACCTCTTCTTTAATGGTGAATCTGTAGTTTATAGTAAGGCAGACAACTATGCTTCCGTTGGTGGTCTTGTTAATGGATCACTTTATTATGTTCATAAGGTAAGTGATACAATTGTTCAATTAATGAACAGATATGATGATGCTTTGGCTGGATCAAATCCAATCAACCTGACAAGTAAGTCTGCTGGTACTAATACACTTAGAGCCACAACTGAAAGAAATGTAATCGATAAAATTGTAATTGAAAATTCTGGATCTGGATATTCAAACAGAAAAACAACTGTAAATTCTGTAATCTATCCACCATCTTCAATTTCTGACGATATTAGAAGCGGTATTAACACATCTGATGACTATGTGTATTTTAGAAACCATGGATTTAAATCTGGAGATCTTGTTGAGTATTCTTCAAGTGGAAGTGTAATCGAAGGTCTTTCTGCATCGACGAATTATTATGTCCTTAAAGTAGATACAAACAGATTTAGAGTTGCTGACGCTGGTATTGGTACAACATCCACAGTTCAAAACTTTGACAAGAATAGTTTTGTTAACCTTAGATCGGTTGGAGCTGGTACACATACATTCAAGTATCCAGACATCAATGTAAGTATTGATGTAGTTTCTGGTGTTGCAAATACTTCTATTTCAAATCCCAGAGTTAAACCTGTTTGTACTGGATCGATAAGTGATGTTCAAATTACAAACGTTGGAAGTGGATATGGAGTAACTGATACGTTTAACGTACATAGAAGACCCAATGTAACCGTTTCTAATGGTAGTGGAGCTGAGATTGATGTCGTAGTTCTAAATGGCGAAATTAATCAAGCTCTAATTAAGTCTGGTGGTGGTGGATATGTAACTCCTCCAACATTAACTATCAATGGAAGTGGAAAGTATGCCAAACTTCTGCCTACTGTCACTAATGGTGTCATCACATCCATAACCATCGTAGATAAGGGAGTAGGTTACTTACAAAGAGACACAACTGTTACAGTAACTCCCGTCGGCAGTGGTGCTAAATTTAGAGCTGATGTCAAGGAATGGAATGTCGATCTTGTACAAAAGTACAAAAAGACTATTAATGAAAATGATGATGGCATCGTTGTTCCAAGCCAAAATACAGATTATGGTAGTAAGTATACTCATGCATACTTATCAAGAAAACTGAGATTGATTCTTGGTGATAATATCGAAAATAATTTTACAGAAAAGTCAACAGTTTCTCACTCACCTATTGTTGGTTGGGCTTATGATGGATCTCCC